TATTTTAGCCGTTGAAAATGCGCCATTGTTCATGGTTGATCTTTTGGCGGATGAACGCGATGTTCAGCGCTTTACAGGAGAGCCAGAGGAACTTTACCGGCTGCGGGTTAAATATGCATACGCTAACGTCAAAGACGCGGGCACAGTGGCCGGCTTTAAGGCTATCTGGCAGCGTCTGGGGTTGGGGGACGTAGAAGTCTCTGAACGGGTAGATAGTTGGGATTGGGATATTGTGCTGCTTACCGTTGAAGCGCAGCAAATAGCTGACAATGCCGAACTGATGAACCTTCTTATTGAAAAGTATGGCCGCACGTGTCGGCGCTATTACTTAGGTACAAAGGCAGATATTCAAACGTTCGTAGCATCATGTGTATTCGATTTCGCAACAACAACAAGCAGTGCAGAAAGCACCTTTGATGGCGTTGTTCAGATACTGGTTTATTTGAAAGACGGCGATACAAAATTTATAGACGGTGGGTTCTATATGACAGACAGCACCGGCAGCCTTTATACAGGAGCTTAATAATGGTTCAGCAGATTGATTTAAGTCAGGCTCAGTATCTGGATGAGTTGCCGGACGGCGCGGAAGTTGGAATGGCTTGCCGGACGGTAGGTGGTGAGTGGTTCTTTCTTAAAAGTAATGCCCTTGATAGGAAACTAAATGAAATTCTAACAATGGATGATGATGTACATTTTTTCTGGTCATCAGAAGATCCAGCAAGAATAAATAAGATTAATGAATATAATTTTTCTTCGAATAAGATTATTAAATATGCGTCAGTAGATGGCGTGAATGTTGTAGATGGCACAATTGGTTTCAATCCTAGTGGGCAGATTATAGCTAAGTCATATAATGACGAGTTCAGGATATCAATATTTACAATTGTCAATATCGGGGGGGCCATAAGCGATACCTTTTCAGCTTTTGGAACTGCCGGGGGTAATGAATTTTCATTTGCTATTCTAAATTCCGGCAAGGCTTATTCAAGCCTTAGAGCGCAAAATAACAGTACTGTATACACAGGACAGTTAACAATTGATTTAACTTCTGGTTGGCATTATTTCTATGTGGAGGTTACAGGGACTTTATCAGGTTCGGAGATGAGATTTTTTCAAAACGGTTTTCAGATTTCTTCTATAATATCAAGTAATTATGGAGTAAGAATTGGAAGTGGAATGCAAGAAATAAAAAATAAAGTCGGATCTGTTTGCTCAACATTATATGTAAGAATGACAAAGCACTTGTCTCCGGAAGAACAGTTGTTTTTGTTTAATAAGTTTAAATCAGAAAACGGAATCGCATAGGTATTGATATGTCAGCAACAGTAACGATGGCGGGCGAAGCATTTATAAGTGATGTGGCCTCTGGCAGTGTAAATCTGACCTCAGGCTTTGCTGATACGATATTGATCACGTATATCGATGATTTAGACGTAACTCAGACACCGGATGTTATACAGTCTGTGCCGGTGGATATTTTACACTCTGCACCTGTTGATAGATCGGGCTTGAACGGTGACAGCGTGGCGGTTTTCAATGCACTGCTGCGCAGTGATGTTGGCGATTTTTCATTTAACTGGCTGGGCTTATACAACAGTGAACATAATGTACTGATTGCTGTTGCATATGAACCAACACAACAAAAGTGGAAAACAGACGGTCAGCGCCTGGGTAATGTGCTGAATAAGGCCTTCGCACTTAAGATTGCTAATGCCGGAGCTGTTACCGGTATTACCGTAGACGTTGAGAGCTGGCAGGTTGATTACCATGCGTATGTTATGCAGGCGCTGCAAGCATCACAGGCTGCTGAACACAATTCAGAACAGGCATTAGAAGCGGCCACGACTGCTGAGCAGAATTCAGCGAGTGCCGTTCAGACGGCCAGCTCTGCTGCGCAAGAATCATCCGAAGCAAAGCAGTTAGCAACAGAGGCTTCTCAAAATGCCAATGAAGCGGTAAATGCTGCAAATACTGCCAGTAACGCAGCAACAGTAGCAAGTAACGCAGCGGTAACAGCAAGTGACGCTGCATCCAGTTCTGCCAATAATGCGCAAACCGCTGTAACAGCAGCCAATAATGCAGCGGCAAGTGCTGCTGAATCTGCAACCAGTGCAGGCGCAGCAGCAACAGCAGCAAGTAATGCTGAAAATAGTGCCGCTGAAGCACTGAATGCTGCAAATTCGAAGATGAATTCTGATTTGTCGAATGTCTCAATTCAAAGCCATGATGTAAGGAGAATGTTGGGTATTTTTACGGCGAGAATAGGATCTGACAATGCAGTTTTAGAAACGGATTTTGAGGGTTTGACGGTTTCCGATGTTCCAGGCTGGCCAGTCGGTCAGTTCAGGGTTACACATAATAGCAACCAGCGTGTTAAGTTCGCGTCAGCGACAGTTAAAATTAGCAGTTATGATCAAGATATCATTGCTAATATGCTGGCTAATGAGCCAAATTATTTTGATATTGTCACTGCAAACACAGCTGGGGATGAGCAGGATTTTGAATTTTATCTGAATTTTATTTTATGATGTGGAATAAAGTAAATCGGTCACTGTCGCCGTGGGTTGTTGATCCAGGAATATGCAATCAACAAAGCGATATTTTGAATGCATTGGTATTGCCGTCGGATATATCAATTATTAGCGGTCTATCAGGGATCGCTAAGAATAGTGCTAAGAACCGGATTTATATTGATGCTGAAAGTATCGGGTTGGATTCAGTCGCTATTTTACCCTGGCATTCTGGAAATAATGACGGTGGCCGAAGTATTTCAGGAAGCCTATCTGCTGAAGCTGCTCAGGATTTATTAGTAAATGCATCAGCCGGTTATCCGGCGATGATCGCTTTTATTATTCCTGCAGATAATGCCGATCAGTTAGCGCAAAAGCTGGCAGCGTTGAATACTGTTATCCCAAGTGTGAAATTAACTCAGGCCATACGCATTGCTGAAGAAACTGCAAAGCATGACGCAGAAAAATTACTGATTCAGGCAGATACAGAAGTTCTGAATACAGTGGACGGGGCATTGCGTGAGGAATACCGCGCTCAGGATTACGTCATCAGTGTATCTGAAGCGGTGGCGAGTGATACATCACCAACAGAGCTACTTTCTGGATTTGCTCAATCCAGAGCGCAGCGTCGCGCAGATCAGGTATCAGGACTTAATTCAAAAAATGGAAGTGTTGAATGGGCTGTTTATCTTCAGGGTGATTTGCCTACTCTGCTATCTGAAATTTCTACCCCCAATGCTGCCGCACCATATTCGGCCGCGTTTGCTTTTATGGGAATGCCTGAAGCGCTGGCAGTATTAAAGCAGGAGCTGAGCTTATGATTCTGGAACGGGACGGAACAACTAAAGATATTGGCTTAATGGATTTGTCTGTATCGCTGAAGCTGCCGATTAAAAATCAGGATGCCAGTGGTAACGGATCAAATACAGCGACGCTGAATACCGGTACAAAAGCAAAAACTCTGAGCATAGCCGGGCGGATACCTTTTTCATCAGCTGATAACCTGACCGACCTTATTAAGCTGGCCGAAGCCCTGAACAGCGATGGCACTCGTGCCATTTACACAATCGTCGATGACACCGCAGATGCGGCCGATATTACTACCGTGCAATTTAACGGCGATTTGGATGCGAGGAAAATTCCGGACTTGCAGGCCTGGGCAGTTACGTTCGGTTTGTCGGAGTATCTGAGTACTGCTGAGCGGGTGGAGGCGCAACGTAATGCCGGTTATATGAGTTCGGAAGTTGCTGCTGATTCTGCATCAGGTACTGAAGTGGCAGGCGCAGCAGGAAATGAAAGCGGAATTGATAAAGAGGGATTTGTTTATAAATTATTCCGCAAAGTAGATGACTACCTTGCAACATTGGACACCGATTAAATGCGCATAGATAAAGCGTTAACAATTAACGGTGCTGCTGCTGAGCTTGTAAGCCATCAGATACGGCTGCAGCTGCAAATTCCAGGGCGGTCAGTCATTACGGTATTAACGGATAATGTGCCGGAAATAGGTCAGCCAGTATTGCTGGATGCAAGATTGTCGGGGTTCGACTGGCGGCCTGTTTTTTTTGGCTGGATTGAATCCGCGCAGCAATTAAATACTGGTGCATGGCAGTTAATCACACGTGAGCCAGCGGCACTGTTGAACAGACGCATAACCATTAATCTGCGGCACCCATTGCCGGTGGATGTTTTAAATGCGTTGGCAGATGCAACCGGCTTGGTATTCATCATGCCCGATAGCGAATGGGCCAAAGTACAAGTACCACGATTTCAGCATATTGGCGGCGGGTATGGGGCACTGGATAACCTGCTTAGAGTGTGGGCGGTAGCGGGTGGAATATGGCAGCAACAGCCGGATGGTCGTGTCTATGTTGGTGAACGTTCGCTGAGTAGTAATGGAAAAAAGGTAATTGAACTGCCAGCCAGTGCGTTCAGCGATCTGACCAGCCTGGGCGGAATGCTGCCGCTGATGCCAAGGTTGCGCCCCGGAGTAGCAATAAAAATAAGTGATGGCCCCGCGCAAATAGTTCACACCATCGACATTACCGGCGACACCATGAGGCTGCAGTGGCGTCCAACAATAAACACAGCGCTGAAGGCATTGCCATGAACGAAGATTTTCGCCGCCAGATAATCCGCGAGTTTCCAGAACTGGCCGCTGGTTACCACGTTGCACAAATGGCCGTGGTTAAAGCTGTACCGGATTCACCGATAGCAGGGGGAATAAACGATAATTTCCGGCCGCGCTACGCAGTGGATGTGGAGATGATTAATTCACGTGGTGAAGAAACCGGTATCCAACTGGACGGAGTACCGGTTGAGCTACCGGCAGGTGGTGGCCATGAGCGGGGATTTTTTGCGCTGCCGGTACCGGGGACCATGGTAACTATCGAGTGGTTGGGCGGATCCCCTGAACGTCCATGTGTTCGCGGCATTCTGGGGGAGCGTCAGGCTCTGCCTGAAATTGATCAGGGCGCAATGACATGGCAGCAGGCCAATCATCAGCGCCAGATTATAGACCGGTCAGGTAATTGGTCGCGGGAGACGGATCAGAAAATTACAGATAGCGCCGACCGGATAGAACAAATTGCCCGCCTGCTTAACACGACAGTGGGCCATGAATCGCGGCGCGTATTCGGTCACAGCCGGGAAGACATTGACGGCGAAAAGCGAACCGAGGCAACCGCCATTCACCTGTTGGCAGAAACCGTGGCCAACATACTGGCGGCTGGGTCAGTTAATACGCTGGCGGGGGAGAACATCACACACAATGCGGGCGGAGAAATACGACAGCAGGCAACTGAAGCCATCAGCCAGAAAACATCTGGTGAGCACAGCGTAGAGGCGAACAGCAGTAGTCACAGCGTGGTGGGTGATCATGTGGTGACAGCGGAAAAGATTTACATCGGCAACAACGCCACAAACCTGCTGGCCATCATCAGCGATACACTGGCCCAGGTATCAACAGTACTGACTGCCATAACCACAATGACGGTAACCTGCACAGCACCTGGCAGCTCGTCATCAGTGCCGGTAAACGCCGCTGCGTTCGCAAGTGCAAAGGCAGAGATTGATAGCCTGAAAACCTCATTGGACGCTTTCAAAAAGTAGCCAGAAAACCATCCGCACTGAAGCCCGCCGGCCATTCGTGGCCCGCGGGCTTTTTTATTGTTCAAAATACGCAACAAAAAAAATGATCGACGTGCAGCAAAGCCGCGGCACGCATGGGCTGATAACACTTTGCATCTGCAAATAGGCCGCCAGCCCAGTAACCACACATAAAAAACCTTCCCGCGAAAAAAATCACTCCACCTCACACCAACCTGCGGGCCTTACTCAGCAAATTTGTGCGGTTTTATTGTGTGTGCAAATGAGACAAAAGCCGCGCCAGCACTGGGGCTGATAGGTGGAATGCTCAATTGCACGAAGTGCGGAATAGTGCAAAGCAGCGCGGATGCTGGAAGAGAGGGGCGCGAAGAACGTCAGGGAATACGTGGGGTTCCGGTCAGTTTAGCGAATTGCACAAGTGTGCGGATGAAAGCGAATCAGGCGAGAAAAGTTGACATAAAAATTGACATTTTTACGCGAGAAAAACGCATTTGACATGCTGTTGACATGAAATGATTAGAGTAGAATTTTTGCGTAAGACTTTGATTTTAAAGGGTTTATTGGTGGGCCCACCCAGACTTGAACTGGGGACCTGCCGATTATGAGTCGGATGCTCTAACCAACTGAGCTATGGGCCCTTTTGCTGCAGTGGCTGTTTTGTATAAAAAACAACCACCGAGAAAAGTCGCTGCGGAAACAGCGAAGGGCATTATAAGCAGCTCTCACTGTGAGTTCCACTGCTTTGATTTGCATAAGAAAAGTGTCGCGGCAGCAGCCGGCGCATGCGGATGGCTGTGGTGCGTCTGGCTTACAGCCAGATAAGCAGTACTGACAGGCTGAATACCGAACCGAGGGTACTGAGCAGAATGGTGCGTGACACCACGGCGGCGTTTTGCTGATAAAACTCGGCCAGCATATAAGGCCCGGTACCGGTCGGCAGGGCGCTGAGCAGTACCGCAGCGCTGGCCCACAGTGGCGGCAATGCAAATACATAAGTGGCGAGAAGCCAGGCGAGCAGTGGCTGGGCAAGCAGTTTGATGCTGACCAGAGCTGGTGCTCCCTGCGCTCTGCCGGGTTGTTTATGGGCCAGGAAAGCGCCGAGGGAAATCAAGGCGCAGGGGACGGTGGCATCGCCGAGTAAGGTCAGCAGTGCGCCGGCCACCGCTGGCACATCCAGATTCAGCAGGTTCCAGGCAATACCAATCAGCGGCGAAATGACCAGTGGGTTTTTCAGCAGGGCGATGCCGACTTTAGCGATAGCCCGGCTGATGCCCTGGCCTTTCTGCAGGCTGACTTCAACGCAGATCACAGCGATGGCAAATAGCAGGCTGACGACAATCAGAGT